CCAGCATCGCCTGAAATCGCTCGGCTACACGCCTTGCATCGGCAATGTGCAGCTCCCCCAGGTCTTCCAGCGTCAAGCCCGTCATCTTGGCCAGCAGCAACTCTTCCATCACGGATTCGTCCTTGCCGTGGCGTTGCGCCGCCGTTAAATCCTTGCGCCGCAGTGTGTGGATTTTGACGCTCTTGAGCACTTCGCCCGTGGCGAGCTTTACGGGGTGCAGCAATTCCAGTTCGGGTAGCGGCAGTTCGTCGTCTTCAATCTGTGCGGTGTCGTTTTTCATGGTCTGTAAACCTGTTTCAAGAAATGCCCAAGTTACGGCGGTACGTGGTCAGCTGATCCTGGCCGTTCACGCTATAGATGTTGCTCATGCAGTCCAGCTTGAACACCTCACGGCCATTGACCTTTTGCTGCACATAGATGGCCGAGAACGGTGTCTCGAACGTGACCTTCTCGCGCGGCTTGAAGCCGCCCAGCGGGTATTCCTTGAAGAGCACCGTCATGAGCGTGACCAGCGGCACCTGTTCGGCGCGACCTTGCGCATTCCACGCATCAATCTGCGAGCGCAGTTGCAACTGCACGGATTTGAACGGCACCGCACACGCGCGCGCCGCTTCCTCGTACTGACTGTTCCAGATGATCTTGCCCTCGACCTTGTCAAAGCCCGTCGGCAACTCGATGGCAGCGACCATGCCCAGACCTTGAAAATCGGTCATCGTGGCTTTGACTGCCCCAAGGTCTACCTCTTCGCAGCGCCCCACGTAGTTATTGCCGTCCAGGTACACCGCAGCGTTGGTGATGAGATGTAAATTCGCGCCCGCCATGATCAGTTTCCTCCGCCCAGGTTGGCGAGATATTCGCCGGTGATTTCCGTCTCGAACGTGCCGCGCTCCATCGGCGGCGGTGGCGTCAGTTTGTAGTTGAACAGCAACTGCCCCAGTTCGATCTGAGTCTGCGGGTTTCGCGCCGGGTCGTACCAGCACTCGCCGCCGATGAGCGCCCCGTCGCCGATGAGCTTTCTCAAAAACATGTTCACCGTCTCGACGATGGATTCAATCAGCGCGTCGGTAATCGGGCGATCCACAAATTGCAGGCTGGAATAGCGGATCGATTCGTCCACAATGTCCTTGGTGCGGCGCACGTTCTCGAAATTCTTCATATGCGTGACCGTCGGCCACGCCGCCGTGCGGTTGCCCCACAGGCGGAATCCCGACCCGAAGCTGTTAAAGACCGTGGTGATGCCCGATTCGTTGAGCAGATTGACTTCCGAATACGGGTCATCGACCCGCGCCGTCAGGTTCCTTTCCAGCCCCAAGACGCCCACGAGTTCGTTGTTCGACGAACTCCACCAGTAGCCGCGCTCGTCATCGATCCGCGCACGCAAGCCCGCCGCGCGGATGGACAGCGGTTGCAGTTTGATGGCGTCGGTCGCCGCGTCGTAGACCTGCACATGCGGATAGCACAGCCGCACCCGTTCGCTGGATGTCGCAAAGTTGATGCTGCCAGCAGGGCCGCGCCCGGCCAGCGCTTGCGCAGGCGTTGTCCCTATCGGCGCGTCGATGTACGCAATGCCGTTCAGTTGCTGCGCCTGCGCAATCAATTCCGCGCTTACCGCATTGTTGGTCGAAAACCCCGGTGCCAGCAGTATCTTGGGAAAGAAGCCAAAGAGGTTGTACGCATCGGCCAGCAGCTTCAGGCCACTTCGTTGCCCCAGGCTGTTGACGCCGCCGATGATGTCGGCTGCCGTCACCTTGCTCGGATCGGCGTAGTCGTAATCGGCCTTGACGCTGGCCTGTGCGGGGATTGCCCCTGTGGCAAGGCGCGTAATGCGTCCGCGCACCGCATCCAGCTCATAATCGGTACCGGCCACATAAGTGGTGTTGCCGGTCGCGGCTTTGAGCGTCAACGTCTGGATGGCCGGGTTATCCAGTTGCAGCCGGTCGTTCACTCCGAACGTCGCCGGCTCGCCCGTGACCGTGTCCCGATGCACAGCAGGGTTCAGCACATTGACCACCAGCACCGTTCCTGCGCCGAAGGCGTGGATGCCATCGAGCGCTTCGGGGATGCCAAAGCCGGGCAGGTCTACCCCGAATTGCGCATCGTCGCGCACGCTTAGCGACAGCGTCAGTTCATTGACCGGGCCCAAAGGCGCACACCCCACAAGGCCAAACACCGCGCTTTTAACGACGGGCACCGCACGCGGGCCGCGCTCGACCTCAATGGTCTCGATGCCGTGTAAATAATTGGCTGCCATTATTGCCACTCCTTTTCAAATCGTTCAATGCCGCTCGCGGTCAGGCGCAGCTCGGCGCTTTGGCGTTTGACGCATCCAGCATCGATCAAATAGCCCAGCGCAAATACGCACTCGTTCGGCTCATGCCCCAAGGTCTGCGGCAAGTGACGCAAAAACTCGTTCAAATCTATGTCCTCACCGCGAACAGATAATGCGTACAGCGCAGCCAGCGTTTCGTGGCGTATCACCTGCTGGCGTTCGACAAACTCGCGCACGTTCATGACTGTGCCGCCTTTTTGCCCTGCGGTTTTTTGGGCGTATCCGCAGACGTGCCTTTCGTTTCCGCATCCGGCGCTGGCGGCGGTGGAGACGCTGGCGTTTCCACCTGCGTCAAATATCTCAACCCCACGAGCGTTTGCGTGTATTCATGCTCGGCGGGCAATTGCACCGTCTTGTTCGGATGCAAGCGCACGTCCAATACGCGCCCGTTGTGGTTGATTGCCGCACCCGAGACCGGGCCGCTGTAGCGGTAGTTTTGTAAACCCGTCTGTAAGCTCATGATTCGTCCTCTTCAAAATCCGCACTCACCAAAGGCAAGCCCACATCGGCAGGCAAAACCTCCACCTGCATGCTTTGCGTCATGTATTCCTGCCGGTAATTCCACAAACCACCGGCTTGCCCGATAAACGATTCGCCGCTTGCCGCAAGCCCCATCTGGCAGTGCGGCGGTTTGAAACCCACCAAGGCCGCCCGCAAGGCATCCAGAACCGGCACCGCGCCCTTTGCGCCGTTCAGACGTTTCGTTACCAGCGTCACCGCAAACGTGATCTCGCGTGGCTGCACGATGCGATCCAGCGATTGCGACTGCCCGAAACGGCTGCCCGCAAACATCAAGAGCACCGCGCCCGCCGGATGGTTCAGCCGGTAGCTTTGCGGCGCGTCAGGGAAAAACTCCACCGCCAGCGCCTTGCCAAAATTCGTCTTCAAATGCGCCAGTACCGCGTCGAGCATTTCCTGCGTAATACTGTTCATCAGTACCGCTCCCAGTGTTCGCCGCCAAAGTGTTGTGGCCGCGACTTGACCAGAATCTCCGAGGGCGCGGGCGCAGGTTTGCCAAAGGCATCGCCCAGCGTCACGCGCCCGTCGCGTATCTGCTCCAACACCTTCACGGAATTGGCATACGCCACCTTCACGGGGTCGGGTACGTCGCCCTCCGGTCTGCGCAGGTACAGCTCGTGGCGCAAGAGGTTCACCGCCAGCCCGCGCACAATGCTGGGGACTTCGGCAAACATCGGTTTGTCGCCTTCGCCATAGCGCCCGCGCAAATACCCATCGACCAGTTCCTCGACGTTGGCGATTGCCATAGCCAGCACGCCTTCGTCGGGGCTGTCCGCTGCCGGATCGTCGTTGGTCAGCAGGGTCAGCGTGGCAGCGGGTATCGCCGCCTCGATGGCCGTGCGGGTCATATAGCGCATGGCGGTTTGCTCCTACGCCGCCTTCAGTTGCACCAAGGCTTCCGGCACCATGCACAGCGCCAGCGGATTGGCCTGCACCTCCACATCCCAGCCCTTGCCCAGGCGGCGTTCCTCGGCCTTGGCGTAAAACGGCAAGCCCGGGGTGTTCACCGCCTCGTTGTAATTGGCCGGTGCGTTGAACATCCGGTACGCGCCCGGCGCAATCGGGAACACCTGCGCCTCATCGACCGGAATAAACCGCTGGCCGCTGATGATGGTGTCGTATTCGATAAAGGTGATGCCACCGAACGTGAAGCCGCTGCGCTGATCGCCCGCGAGCCGGTCTTGCGATGCCTGCCAATTGGCAAACGCCTCCTTGACCGATTTGTGGCCGGTCAGTGCATCAAAGAAGGCCGGGCCGCAAAACGCCGTAAACCCGTTCGCGGCCATGCCGCCCAGTTTGGATTCGGCGTAGCGTTTGGCCGCCACGCACGCGGCGCGAACGTCTGTTGCCGCCGTACCGAAGGCGATGGTGTCTGTTTTTTGCGTGACACCGAAAGCGTCATATAAATCCTCAATCACGCTGCCGTCCGCATCCAGCAACTGCCCGCGCAGTGCGCCAATTCTCTGCCATTCTCTCGTGGCCTCGACGGCGTTTTTCATCTCGGACAAATGATCGTTGATGATCTGCGCCTGTGCCGTCGTGGCATCGCCTTCCGCGCCAAACGCCGAGACGTTCTGCAACTGGCCGGGCAGCAAGGCGCGGCTCAAAGGCAGGTGCAGCGTCTCGAATACGCGCCGGATGCGCTTGCCGCCAACGGAGGGGCGAGCATCGGCATCCCGCGCCGTATTCGGTACCAGAGACAAGCGCCCCTGATACTCGTCAATCGCCACGCTCGTCGTCGTGATGCCCTTTTCATCAAAAATATTCAGCGCCGCCACCTTGCCCGGTACCGCAGGCAGTTTGTTGATGGCTGCCGTCAGGCTCGTGACGGTAAACAGGTCTTGCAGATTCATCGTGGGTTCCTTGATCGTTAAATTTGGACTTTGGCGACGATGCCAAGCGCAGCGAGGTCGTCAATCGCAGTGGCCTTTTGCACGTCCGTGGCGGCGTCCGGCCAGACCAGTTCGTTCTCGGCAACCACCGCGCCGCGCTCAATCACGACCTCGACCGGCGCATCGGCTGTGGCATTGACCGCGCAGCCCAAGACGGCCACCGCCTTTTTGGCTGCGCCGCTGCCAGTGAAATCCACCGGCTGGTATTTGCCGCCGACTTTGGCCAGCACCGTGCCGATGGCGTGATTGCCCGCGACAATCGTTCCCGCACCCTTCGTCCATGCCGGATGCACCTCAATCAGCAATACATCGCCCAGTTTTTTGGACGGGGTGTAGCTCGTTGCCATCGCTGTAACTCCTTTTCAAAAAATCAGGATTGGTTGGGCTTTAGCCGCGTGTCGATATCGGCCAACAGCGGATTGGGTTTTGCATCCGCTGCGCGTTTGACCGTGGCTTGCTCGGCAAAGCTCACGCTGCCGGTCAGCCCCTCAAACACGGTCTTCAAACTGTCGGCCAGCGGCTTTTGTGCGTCGCCCTCACCGAAAGCCACGCTGCCCGCCGTCGCCACGTCCAGCGCAGCCACCACAGCATCGACGTGTACCGGCTTCATGCCCTTGGCAACCAGGCTTTCGGCAAACGCCAGATTGCTTGCGTGCTCGGCCTGCCGTGCCTGCGCTTGGTGCTCGGCACGCAATCGGGCCAGTTCGGCGCGTAGTCGCTGACTTCTTGCGTGGTTTCAGAATCAGCGGGTTTTTCCGCAAACGCTGCCGTGTCCGCTTTAGCGTTTTCGTCTTCAAGCTTGGTCTCGGCCTCTTCCTTGACCGCCTCAATGGCCGCGTCGTTGGCGGGCGCATCTTTGGCCGCTTCGCGTGCCGCGTCATTCAATGCATCCAGCGTCCACACCGGCACCAGCTTGTCGGCGGTCTCTGCGCCGTGCTGTTCAATCAACCATTCGCGCAGGTTGCGCCAGAGTTGTGCTTGCATGCCTTGGCCTTCGGCCAGATCACTTTCCGCAAATTCCACGATGCCTTCCTCATCTTCCGCAAATGACACACTGCGCAAGCCCTTGACCGCAGGCGGCTGCGCGCCCAACGTTCCCACATGGCGCAGGTAATACACATCCGGCACCGGGTTGTTCGGCGCACCGGGCGCGTAAAAACATGCGCTGAATTTTTGATATGCCCCTTGGCTCAGACCTTCGGCAAAGGCCGGATTGATGCGCGTGAACTCGGCCTCGATGCCGTCGGCCACACGCCGGATCGACTTCACCCAGCCATACGCGGGTGCATCCATCGCCGGATGGCCGATGACGACCGGCGCGTGATGCAGCTTCGGGTCGTAGGCGGCGACGATGGCGTCCAGGTCAGATTCGCTAAATTCCAGCGTCCTGCCATCAACTGCTCGGTGCCGTCCGGGGCGAAAAATATGTACGTTCTTCATGCCGCCCATGATGGCGGGCGAACGTTGCCGCGTCTCTTAAAGCCGTTTAAGAAAAACGCGGGACGGCAAAAAAGTGCTGCAAAGGCGCAGAAAGAAAAGGTGCAGAAAAGGCGAGCCTGCCAGAGGCGGGGTGGGTGCAAGCCCACGCCGCCCCAAGAAGGCGTTTATAAACGTTTATAAACGCGGTCAAACGCCAAACAGGTACCCAAGGCAGGGTTCGCGCGTTACTAAATTTTCACAAAATAAAGTCATTTTGTTGTAAAATATGAAGTATGAAATGCAAACGCACATCAGATGGTCGTTCCCACGATCATCACACCTT